TTTGTCTGTAGCGCTAGCAATTAACTCTGCGCGGATAGCTTCCCTTTTATTTATTGTGTCATCTGCTGCTGCAATCTGATATTTAATGCCTAGCAACTTAGATGAATACTCAACCATGCGTTGAGCCTGCTGCGGATTTTCACTTGCCGCAGCAGTGTTCATCATTTTGGCTGTTGCCTCAGCCAATTTTGCCTGCCTTTCTTGCAATTGGCGTTGAATGTCGCCACCAATCAAATCATTGATATTCAGCTCTTTGCCGCGCTTTTCTTTTTCTGTGCTAGCCAGCAATGCCGGTGTTGCAGGTGTGCCAACTGCTGGCCTAGCTGTCTTGGCAGCTGCATTTCTACGGCGCAGCTCATAGTCTGCTCGCTGCTGCTCAATATTACGTTGGCGCATTTCATACATCATCCCTTGCTGTGTAAAGGGATTTAGGTTCATTGCGCGAACCGCTGCATCTGCATTGCGCGCATATTGAGCCTCTCTTTCTCTAGCGCCACCTATATTGTTGGCCTCTTCAAACATGCGTTGCATTTCTGCAATCGCATCAGTCGCTTGGTCCATCAAGGACTTAATGACTGGCGTCAATGTTTTGCCAATTGTTTGCGCCAGTGTTTGAATTGAGTCCTGCAATGTGCTGAACTTGCCTTGCAGCGTATCGCTCTGGGCAATAGCGCCATTGGCGTATTTGCCGCCTGCATTGGTCAGGCGAATAATTGCAACCTCAACGGCCTCTGCACTTACGCGGCCTTTGCTTAGTGCTTTCTGCAATTCGTCTCCAGATAGCCCATACATCTTGCGTAGTTCTGCTTGCAGCGCTACGCCGCGCTCCTGAAACTGCAGCAGCTCTTCACCTTGCAGCCTGCCCTTGGCCTGTACTTGGCCATAGGCGGTAACAAGGCCGCTTAGCTCAGCACCAGTGGCGCCGCTGACATCAGCTAGCCGCTTGGTGGTTTCTACAACCTTGTCAGCCTCAACGCCGAATGCCTGCAGCCGCTTGGCTGAATCAATTAGCTCGGTGCTGGTAAATGGTGTTACCGCACCAAGCTGTTGCAGTTCTTTAATGATTTGGCCAGCCTTTTGCGCGCTGCCGGTCAGTACCTCAAGGCTGCGAGTTTGGCTTTCAAGTTCTGCAGTTTTGGCAAATACAAATTTGGCAGCTTGCAGTGCGCCAAATGCAGTTGCAAGCTTGCCTGCTGCTGCAACACCGTTAAATGCTCGCTCAGTTGCTTGCGACTGCGACTGAACCTCGCGCAGCTTGCTAACCGCATTGCGGCTGTCGACGTTAATAGCAACGTTGGCGACAACCGACACGACTTACCTACGGCGTTGCTTCATTCTACGATCCTGCTCTTCATTCTGCAGCTCAAAATAACTAGACCAAATCAGCAGTTCCTCTAGTGTCACCTCTTGATTCAGCCGCGCCAGACTATACCCAAGCTCTTTTGCAACGCCAAGCTGCAGCAGTAGCAGGTTGTCTTTCTTCAGCTCAGCCTTTACCGCTTTTCATGTCCAGTTCTTTGCCTTCCTCTGGATTGGTGATGATGGCAAGCATCATGGCTTGCAAGTCACTATCAAGCACATCGTTTTTCAGCTCAGCAATTTCACCGGACTGAAACAACCGCTGGCCGGCATCGTCAGATGCTTTGGTCACGAGCAGATTTAGCGCAAAACCGTTCGGGTCATCGCCACCTGGCATTTTCTGCGCGCGCTCGCGTTCTGCCATAGTCAAAGCCGTGGCATAAAACTCAAACGTAGTTCCATCGTTGAGTGTTACGACGCGCTTGATCGGCTGAAGATTGGCTGCTTTTTTGAGCCGTGCCAGTGCAGATGATGCCATGCAATAAATGTGAGTGGCCCCAGCATACGCCGGGGCCGTTCAGCTATCAAGCAGAAGTGCTGAAGTCAAAAGTGGGCGCACCCGCCGGGCGGAATGTGATCTCCACCTGCTGAGCATCATCGGGGTTGATGTTCAGACTGGCGGTCAGCAGCACGGCATCCATGGCAATGGAGCGGCTGAGAGCTTCGCTGCTTTGCTTGTCGGTGTACAGCTTGAAGGCGCAACCAACCTGCTGGCGCTGCAGCACGTCTTCCACCATGCGGTTGGACAGCGCAGCATCTTCGTTGGTGACGTAGATGGTGGCGGTGCCGTTGCCATCAGCGAAACCGGGGATGTAGGCGCGGAAGGGCGCGTACTGCCCAGCGGTTTGCCCGATGGTGGTGACGTCAATCTCGGCGCGGCTGATCTCAAACGACCAGGACTGCACTTGCCCGACTGCCGCATAGTCGGCGTAGTACACCTCGAACTCGTTAGGTGCTACAGCCGTGCCGTCGTCGGTGATGGCAAGGATGGTGCCACCGGCCGATGTGGAGACGGTCAGCGCGCCAGTAGCTGCGGTGTAGCTCAGCACGTAATAAGTTGTGGCGCCATCAATGGGAGACGGCAGCGTACCGGATCCAGATCCGCCGGTCTGGCTATTGACCACACGGAATTTCACCGGATCGCCAGCTTTGAAGTTCAGATACGGCTGAACGGTGATGACATCAGTGCTGGCGTTGACGCCAGATTCGGGGAAGTTGCCGTTAGTCCCGGCGGGTTTGTAGTAAAGGGCGCCGGACGTACCGGACAAAACAGTGACAGCCATGTTGTGAACGGTATTGGCTACCGTCAGTCTAAATACGCTTCAAACGTAGCAGTTAGCTGAGTCTGAAAGTAAGGCTCAGGCGCTGCTGGCGTTACTTGCGCTGGCCCTGAGGCTGCATCAAAGATGATGCTAGAAAACTTGGCGCGATCAAACAAATCTTTTAGCCGCTCTGCAATGGTGAAATTAGCAGCAGTGCCTTGACCCTGCGGCGTAAAAACGTTGATCACCAGCGTGCCAGTCTGGCGGTTAAAGCTGGTCAACGTGGCATAGTTGTTATCGCCAAATCGAATAAACACCTGCACCCATGGCGTGTTGTTGGGCGGCGTAAACGGCACGTTCTGATAGCTGACCGGATACGCAGGTGACAGCGCCATCTGCGTTGCGATGCGCCCTTCGATGGCAGCGCGAACGTCGTTGTAGGTGCTGCTCATGACTCCCTCCCGATGCGGTCAGCATTGACTTGCACAAAGCCTTGGATGTCCTTGGCGATGCCTTGCACCCAACCCGCTGGTGCTTGGTTGCTGCTGCCATTAGCAAGAGGCTCTGCGTACGGCAGGTTGTTGTGCACGCTGTAGACGTTGCCTAGCTTCTCTTGTTGGTAGCCGATGCGTTCAATCTGCGGTATGTCCCCATATGTGCCTGCAGGTTTCTCTCCGCCTGGCGCCGCATTTTCGCCTATCTGCCAGCTAACACGAAACCTGCCAGTGTCGACAGGGCTTGCCTGTTTGAGGCGGCTATCTGTTTCCAGCACTGCAACCCGCAGCAGTTTCTCCATCTGCTGGCTGGCGTAATCACCAATATCACCAACCTGGATTGTGCGTGCCATTATGCCCTCAGGATCAACTCGTAGGTGATCGGGGTGTTGTCCTGTTCGATGGTGCGCACCGTGATCACCTGATGCGTGATTGCTCCAATGAGCACTTCGTCGGCAGTGGTAGGTGGATTTGCAATGTCAGCCGCAGCGATCAAAAGCCGCTTGTCGTTTGCCTGAATCAGATCATTAGCCTCACGCAAGTTGACATCTTCCAGCACACCGCGCACTGTAGTGTCGGTGGTGGTTTCAGTGACGGTGCCAGTCGTTGGGTTGTAGGCGCCAGTCACCACGCGGCGGATGGTAGCAGTACCGCCAAACTTCGCCATCAGCTTGCTGGCAACCTTCCGTAGCGGGCTAGCTAATGCCATCAGGCAACCTGCACTGCTGTAAGGATAATGCCAGGGATGGAAGGATGCGCCGGTCCTGATGGCGACGATGGCAAGGATTGAATGCTGGCCGCAACGTTGGTTGTTGACCAGATCAATTCCAAGTAATCGCTAGCAGCAAGCTTTAGGACGTAATTTACGCAGCCGATGACATGACCATCAACGCCGCCATGACTGGAGATAATGCTGAACTTGCTATCCGATGCTGGTACGTCACCGGTGACGCCGCTATCGTTTTTGCGCAGCCAGATATTGATGTCGTGAATCGAAGCGCTTGTGTTTACAAACTGGACAGAGTAAATGACGCTGTAAACACCAGCACGGGAGAACGTAACGCGCGAGCCAGAAACAATGCTAACGCCACGACTGTCCGGATCTGTTGAATTGATTCCAATCGGGTAGTCAGTGTTAGCAAGCGTCGCAATCTGTTGAGTCGTATCGTAAAACGATCCCCACAACATTTGATTGCGGACGGTATCGAGTTGACTGGTGAACGGATTGAGCTTGAATGCCATTGCTCAGCTCCGAACAACGGTAAGCAGATTATTGTTGCCGTCGTAGGTCATTGTCAGTACTGCTACGGTCTTGCCGCTTGTGCCGCCACGCTTGTACGTTGCAGTTAGCAAGTTGTTTGCGCCGTCGTATGTATTGACAATGCAATCATGCGTAGGGATTTCAAGCCCCTCGCGTGCTACCGCATCACCACCACCAGGGAGAACGTAAGCCATCAGAGCCTATAAGCAACAACAGTGCCGCTAGTCAGAGTGATGCTGGTGAAGACGCCTTCGATCTCAGTGCTTGCCTTGAATGGGATGGCGCTCAGCGTGTTGCCGGTCCAGTCCATTGCAGTCAAGCTGGCGATCACCGAATCCTCAAGGGCAACGATCTTGCCAAAGCGGCCGGCATGAGCTGCAGTGTCGTCGATGAACTCAGCACCGGGATACATGTAACTCATGACCGCTTGATTGCAAAGTTGCCTGGTCCGCTAATTCTAAGCCCGGTCAGGTATCGCTCTACGATCGGTGGGATTTTATCGACGCCAACAGCGCCATAGCCAAGGTTTGGCGTCACGTCGATACTGCCGATCTTGACGTTCTTGTAATCCTCCAGTCCACTCAGCCCAATGCCGTCGGGGTTGTTGTTGAGGTATGTGGCAAGCACAACCTGCGCATACTGCACTTGCTGCGGGATCTCGTCGTCGGTGTAATAGTCCGTCGTGATGCGAAACGGAAAGCCGACAGCATAGGTATTGATGTAGGTGTCAGGCTTGCGCACGCCGGTACGCGGCCACTGCAAGGCTTGCGTATCAGTAGCGCGAGCACCTAGGAACCGCTCACGATCCAATCGTTGAGTAGCGGTAAACAGCGCCCGATTCTTTTGATCAGTGGTAGCCGATGCCCATGCCGTTACATCAGCATCCTGCACAAAACCATCAATGATCTCCTGCGCTGCTGCCAGCGTCAGGTAGGAGTTTGCGCTTGCCGACCCTACGGTTGCGTTGATTGCTATTGCCATCGTTGGGTGGCTCCGTCATCTCAAGTTTAAGTGTGGGCTCTGCAATAGAAAGAGAGGCTGCCTCGTTAGAAGCAGCCTCCAGTTCACGCAGTCGCCGGAAGGCGAACATGCCCATCAGACGCGCTTAAGCAGCACGGTCAGGATCACGCCAGCCAGAGCGGTGGTGGTGCCGGTCACGTCAAGAGACAGGCGGTTGCCAGCCTCAAGAGTGAGGTCGCTGGTGGTAGTGGTCAGAGCAGGGGTTTGCTCGGTAAGAGCAGTGCCCTTGAAGTTGATGGTGGCGCTCAGAAGGTCGTCACCAGCGGTGGCGGCTTCAGTGCCTTGGCAACGACGAACGGTGCCGGTTACAGCGCCACCATCGCTACCAGCAGTGGCGTGAACTTCACGCACTGCAACCACTTCGCATTTAACGGGAGCAGTCCAGAATTGCACGTCGGCAATCGAGGATGCGCCGTAAAAAGTAGCTTCGAGGTACTGCTCGGTGGACAGTTCAAACTGGGAGGGTTGTGCCATGGTCAGTTACCTCAGTCAAAATTGGAGGTATTCGTCGAACGTACGATTCCCAGGTTTTTGGTTTCGTACACCTTCGACCAGTTGCCCACGGTCGCCAGTT